TGTTTTCCTTCAGCGGTAGTATGCACTTTTCATTCAGTTTCCTCAGCAACAACACTGAACGTGCTGTCATCGCAAGAACTTGATGCTGGAGGTATCGGCACTTCAACATTCATCGTGCGCAACGTTGTTCCAATGATCGGAATAGTTAGTGTCAGGGATTCCATTAAAGAACTCAACTTCTCAGTCATTTTCATTTGATTCTGAAGGAGTTCAGTACTTGCCTGCAACAACTTATTCGATCGATTGCCAATGGCGTCAGCGTGAATTATCGACTCGCGCTCCGTGTTAATCAAATTTCGAGCCGCCTTGTGCGTAAAGTCATCTGAGACGGAAAGATTCAAATAAGATCTTTTCTTGGGCGTCACAGGACAAAGTGGACGAAAATCCACATCGCGGTCGAGAGTCCAATCTCCATTACATAAAATTCCAGAACGTCCACCAGGCGCATTGAAATCAACTTTCTCACAAGATTCAATGGTTTCCCACAATCCAATGGTCCATGAACCTTCACTTGTTTTACCGACTTGGATAGCAAAAACGTTTGCCGATTCAGCCGGCGGAGTTCGCTTATACTCTGCACCCGGAACAACAATATAAACATAGGAAAACTTAGAAGCTTTCCAAAATTCTGATAATGTTCCAGGCACATAGAGATATTGGCCATAATATGGATGCGTGGGATTTGGTGAGGTGAACACAGTTCCTCTGGGTATAGTAAATTTCTGAACAGTGCGCGGTGCCATGCCAGTAGGACTAGCAAATTTTGCTTTCCATTTCAATAGCAAAGTCACTTGCACTGACGAATTCATTGACAGGTTGGTAGGAGGTCCGTCAACAACCATCAAAAATCGAGCCTGGGTAGTTTTAAACCTTTCATTAGATTGAGGGCTGTTGTAGTACCATTCACCTGTTTGCTTACCCATGGTAACTGAAACGGAAGTCCACCAGGGTGCTCCTTTCGAGCCTTCCATCGCCATAGTGTGTTGTTTGAGTGAGACACCATTTTCAAATTCTTCAACAACATCACTCGACAATGCTGCAATGTATCCTCCACCGACCGTAGTTGGTACGCGAGAGATAACCTGCACAGACAGCGAGGTGAATTGATAACGATCAAAGCCACCGGCTATGGCTGAAAAGTGAGTACCTGGCAATTGACTAGGATTTAACAACTTGTCAACAATTAAAGTGCCATCATCTACCTTTGCAGGTATAAGATCGGCATCCAAGTAATCCATGCCAGATGTGATCAAAGGTCCTGTAAAAGTAGTACGAGTTACTGGCCCTGCAGCAACAGGTGCTTGGTTTAGGGCTAGACCTCGACGACGTCTTTGCCGTTTAGGCTTTTGGACAACTTGAATCACAGTTTTATTTTTCCGTTTTTGTCTACGACGTTTCTTGTTCTTGGTTGAAACGGTGACAGTACCGTTTGGTTGCATTTTGTTGGGGGCTTGACAGATCTAGCGCTGATTTGCCAAACTACGAATTTCTGTTCTCAACAAACAAGGTAATCGTTACCCTAAGACTAATTTATAAAGCGCTAAC